ACGTACCATTGTATATACATCTATTTTTGTTTTGAGCTTTTCTCTTTTAATAAGTGTACACAACATATAAAGTAATAAACTACTGTCAGCGCCGCCGCTAAATGCTACTAATATTTTTTTTGCGTGTTTATCAAGATGTATAGGCAGACCGTTTATCCTGTATACACTAGGATATCTACGAGGATATTGCGTTTTTTCATACTGCTCAATAAAATCTTGTTTTTTATAATGCAGTTCTAAGTAATCTAAATACTTAAAATCATCCATCAAAAATATCTTTCATCTCAGGGAATGTTTTAGCAAATGTAATACCACGTTGTTTGTCGCATAGGTTTATAAACTCTTGCATTTCCGGCAAGCGTCTGCTCCAGTCCTCTGATTCCATAAACTGTAGCATACCTTTAAGACGCTTGATACCATAAGGAGCAGCATCAAACATTGCTTTAGTTACTTTGCCCTTGTGCCAGCTAGGTATGCCAAGTTCCCAGTTAGCTTCCCACCAAGGATAAAACTCTTCGTACTTTTTGCGTACTTCTGCTTTGAACCATTCTGGCAATACTTTAACATTTAGGTGCGGTGGATGGTATACAAAGTGATAGTTTACTCCGCCTGCACCGAATGGCCACATATTAATCTTTTTAAATTTTTGTTCTAGTTTCCAACGAATAAAATCTGGTATGTAATATATGTTTAATGCTTGTACTGCACATGCTACAGTGATTTCTACATTGTTACTTGTTTCGTTGTCAAGTATATGAAATACTTCTTCTTGACGTTTCCAGTTACTTGGATAACGAATATAGTCATTCATCTCGTGTATACTATCTATTGAGTAATGAAAACGAACTACTTTAAACTCTTTCCATAGGTCAAACAAATCATCACGCCATTCAACGCCATTTGAGTTGTAGCGTAGTTCTAGATCTTTTGCATAGCCCATTTTAATAGCATGTTCAAGTATTTCGTAATGTTCTTCAATAATAAGACTTTCGCCGCCGGCAAAATAAATCTGTTGCATACTACCCATTTGATCATAGAACTGTTGCCAAAATACAGGATTTTGTTTGTGCCAGTTGTAGCTACTACCATTGGTGCTACCTTTGTCTTGCCACTGCATTGTCTCTTTGAGACTTTCGTTTTTTACTTCAGGAAAGATTGATTTATAATCTTTAATCCAGCCACTACTATCATGCGGACTACACATAACACAAGCAAGCTGACATTTGGTGCCAAAGCGTAAATCAATGTATGCTAAGTTAGGCGGTACTTCGCCATCTTCTGTAGTATCAGCAATCAGTTTGTCAACATCAGTACGCTGACTCCAATATGCTGTTTCCCACATACGTTTGCTATTATGTCCTGCTGCTTCTTCTCTGTAGCACTTTAAACAACTTGGAGGCTTTTCGCCATTCATCATCTGCTTGCGTACATTTTTCATATACTTGCTGTTCCACGCAGTTTGAAAATCTGTTACATTTAGGTTGTTTGGTTTGCCGTCATCTGTTTTAAGAATGCCAACTTGGCCGCCATGCTCTTTATCATTAGTAGCACCTACACTACTAGCGTTTGCTGTACAGCATACTCTCATACTGCCATCTGGTCTTGTACTTAGGTGTACCCACGGAAGAATACAAAAGGTGTCACTTACTTTGCTCATACTGTACTTATGCCTTTATCTGCGTAGTTTATTTCATTATGATATGCTTTATTTTTTGCACATGTTCTAATACATCTACTGAGATGTAATGGATGATTTGGTTGCCAACTTGCTGTTAATAAATCTTTATACCAAGGGTGTTGCATTATTTCTTCTTTGCTGTGTAACAGTAAACTATTCCAGCCAGGTTCAAATCTGTTTAGTTTCTGCATTATATCTTCTCTGTTTTTAAATGCACTATCCCATAGAAAACAACACGGCCACATAGTTTGATCACTTGCTATAAATATTTCACCTTCATGGATATACTTACATATAATACTGTCAACTACTTCTTTAGTTTTTTCGGCATCAGCTTTATGAGATTTATACTCAGTAATAAACTTATCCAAGTCTTTCATTATATCTTTTTTACTATGCTCTTTACTGCCTGTGGTTGTAATAACTTTTTGTTCCGTTTGTTTTTTAGTTTTTATTTTTGCAACCCAATCGTGATAACTATTACGCATTCCAGTACGTGTAGCAAAATCAAATCCTAATACTGCGGCATGTGCTCTAGCAGTAACTAGTTCTTGCTCATTGTGATCAAAAACTATGTAGATCCATGTAGCATGACGTTGTGGTGCTGCTTCAGAAAATGCTATAATGTTGCGTTCTACAACACTCCATTTGGTGTTTACCCTATATATATGATTGGTGTTTTTGTGTCCGTCAATACAAAAATGTATATGCAACTTTCCTATATAAGTTGATGCAAGATCGCCTAGTTGTTTCCACCATGCTGCGGTATTATATCCACCGTTGGTACTATACTCACAATATGCACCTTGGCTAAGAAGGTATTCTGTCATAGCCAAACAATCAGGATTAACAATAGGATCTCCAAGAACTCCGCAAAACTTGAACTCTACTCCATTGTAATCTGCAGGAGGAAAAATACGTTGCAAATCTTGCAACGTAAATGCGTTTATTTGCAACAATTCTTTGTTGAGTGTTCTTGCACACCCTGGACAAGCTGCATTACAATCGCTGGTTATTTCTAGTTCGACTTTTTTAATCATATTAAATCCACTAACTCTGGAAAGGTTTCTACAAAGTCGGTGTTCCTTTTTTGATCCCACATTTCTATTGTTTTTTTAAAGTTACGACGAAGGTTAGGATTATCATCTCTAATGTGTAGATAATCAAACAATCGATGATTTTTTTGTAGTTGTTGTAGTTTGTTGTTTGCAACGTTTATTTGTTGATCATTTAGTAGTACTGGAGTATATGCAGTTGGACCGTGCCACGGTAATAACATCCAGTTGTTCATATCAATGTCATTGTCAATATACCATTGTTCTAATGTGTCTATGGTCAGTGCATTAAACAAGCTATAACTTGTTTGTACATATACAGTTGAAACTTCTTTTATCCGTTGATAGTTTTTTAGCCATTTTTCTTCTACCAACGGATATCTAATATAGGTACCACGTTTGCCAAAATGATCGTGACTGAATGTAATGTCAAAGTTTGTGAACTTTGATAGATAATCGTTTACAATATCTTTGCCTTTGTATGTACTCACACTACCATTTGTATGCGATGTAATGTGTATGTCAAATATTTTATTATCAATCAACACATCAAATAGTTTATAATACTGCTCTTGCATAAATGGCTCGCCGCCGTTACAGTGTATTGATTGTATTGTATCTGCATGTTGTAAAATATATTCAATAATAGGATCTATATTGTTATTCCAATCACCGGATATATTAGTATGACGTATATCTAAATCTCTTTGTATTTCTATATCGGTATAATTTTTTGCCCATGTACTACTGAGTTCAGATTCGCATCCTAAACATGCAAAGTTACAGTTATTGCTTACAAGTAAATCAACAAAAATAGGTTTTTGATCTGTTAGGTCAGCACTCATTACTTGCTTACTATAATGCATTGCCTTGTATGCATTTTCATTTGAAAACATTTGTACATTGTGTATGCTACCAGTTTGATTATAAAAACTACTACACGACTGACAGTTATTTTTAGGATAGTTTCCTTGTAAAAAATCCTGGCGAGTAAGTTTTGCAGACTTGCTGTTGTACACTTCTTGTATAGAATTGTAGTTGTAGTTGCCAAAACTATTAGTAGCTGCACAACAAGGTTTTACAACACCATCTCTTCCAAAATATATTTGGTTAAATGGTGCATAACAAAATGTTTTGTCTTTCCAATGCGGCGTCATTTAAACTGCTCTGCAAATGGATCAAACTCTTTGCCGCATTTCATACTGCATACTTTTAGTTTTCCATCGGCTATACTTTGTTTGTCCCAACTATCTTGTATATTATCAAAAATACCTGTATCAAACACTGCACGTAGCCCGTGTGTTTTAGCACTGATTGCATCCTTGCCGCCTGCTGCATCAATAAAATCCCATACTTGTTCTTGCTTAGGATCATTGTGCCACCATTTGTACATACGACCAGCTGTCCAACAACATGGCATAGCAAGCCCTTCAGCAGTAATAAACAAGTTTCCTTCATCTTTTACTTTACAATGTATAGCAGCACGATCATAATAAGTGTCCATGCTGCCATGCTTTTCTTTTACTTTGTCGTATGCTTCGAGTGCCTTGTTTAAATATTTGGCATCTGGTTTTTTAAGTTTAGCAGTTTGTTCACCTTTACGGTTTACTGCCTGATGCGATTCTTTCTTTTCGCTTTGTGCTGTTACAAATCTGCCTGTTTTCTTTTTGATGAATCTTTCACACCCCCAGGCATTAGCAAGTGCTTCTGCTTCTTCGACCTGATGTTGATTGTGTTCAAAGATTAGGAAGTCCCAACGTGCTCTGCCACCGGCATCTATAAATGCTCTCATGTTGCGTTCTACATTATCCCAAACAACACCCTGTCTATAAAGATGATTAGTATCACGCAATCCATCTACACTGAATATAACTGCACCCATACGTCCAAATACACTTGCAAGTTCTTTCCACCATTCTACACTTTTGGCTCCTGCGTTAGTATTCATACTCAACCACATCTTATCATTATGCTCTCTGAAGTAACGGAATATTTCCAATGTGTCTCGTGCAACAATAGGATCGCCTAAGTTGCCGCACATGTACATTGTGTTTAGCTGTGCAATAAACTCCGGTTCAAATATACGTTTACAATCATCTAGTGTAAGTTCACTCAAATCGATATGCGGATTTAATGCTCCGCCATTTTGATTGCGGTCGCACATTGGACAACTGGCTTGACAGTTTTGTGTGTTTTCCAAGTGTATTGTTTTTATGTCTTCGTACTTATACATCGTGTATCAACTTTACATCTTTACCAGGGCCAACCTTACTGGGCAAGTCGCCATACTGTTCTATATACCATTCAATAACAGCCTTGTACCAGTTTTGACTATTATGATGTGCTTTTTTATTAAACTGCCAAATATTATTGTTGGTTGCTTGTATTGTACTAAGAGCTCTTGCACTTTCTTTTTGCAGTTCTCTTACACTTAGTTCACTTATATCCAATTCTCATAAACCTTTTATATTGCGGTAGTTCTAGTTCTCCGCTGTATAACTCTTCACCTAGTGGTACTTGTTTTGTAAAACCTTCAAGAGTTTCGTGACAGTTAACATGTTCTTTAATTTCAAAATAGTTGTTACTTTGCATTATTACCAAACTTCCAAATGGTATACTGTTGTACCAACTATCAAAATTTTCTATGTGTTCACAACTGGTATTTATAATCGTATCCGGAACTGTCCACAATCGTTGAGTTGTCCCGTCAGCTTTGTATACATCGTATATATGTTCGTCAAATCTTATTTCATGTATGTCTTCGGTACTAGCTTTAAACTTCCAGTTTTCCTCTACCCACTTTTTATTAAATATTTCTGCTATTTTCCAAACATTTGGATCAACATCAAAACTGCGAATATTTTCTATTTTCATTCCGCTTTCAAACAACATAGTAGCAAGAGTAGCATACCATCCTGCACAAAGAAATACTTTACCTAGTTCTACATTACATTTTTTAAGTTCATTTATTAGCCAAAGTTTACTTTGTAACTGACCTCTACTAAAACAATCTTCGTCTATTTCGATATTATTGATTTGAAAGTTTTTAAATGCGTCAACAAAATAAGTGCTATCTTTATCTTTTAAAAGTCTAAATATACTCCATATATTATCATCCATTACAGCTTTTTTTAAATCTTCGTTGCCAACTAATCTAAAAATACTATGCATATTATCTTCAAGAACTGCTTTTCTTAAATCTTCGTTGCCCGGAAGTAATCTAAATAAACTATGTAAGTTTTGTTCTAGTACTACTTTACGCAAATCTTCAACTTCGCCAATAGCACGTATATTATCTATACATCGAAAAATGCTATGAATATTTTTTGTTAAAATAGCACTACATAAATCATCATTAGACGTAAACTCTAATATAGAACTCAAATCATAATCAATATATGCACGGCGTAAGTTTTTAAAATATTCATCTTGTGGATTTAATATTTCAAATCTATCTAATAGCTTATGTATTTCCATCATACTTTTCCTTTAACCAATCAAAGTCATTGATGTTTTTTAGTGCTACAATATTGCCTTTATTACGAGTACCGTATGCGGTTCCTGCTTTGGCACCTTGCAAAGCATCTTCTCCGAACGGAGTATCAGGTAATACATGCATACACCAAGTCCTTAAACGTTCATTGGTTTCTTTACTTTTTTGCCTATCAATAACTTTACTCGATAACTTTGCACATTCTCTAAATGCACTTTTCCATGCATTAAAGGGATCTGTATTAAATGCTGTGATATTTGAAACCTTTGGCATAGCTACAAACTTATCACTAATACTTGTAGTCATGTCGGCTTTGCTAGTGTCCATGTTGAGTGTTTCGTGTCTTGGAAATAACTTAATACCTCCGTATCCGTAGACTAACCCATTTACTGGATTCTTGCTACGCCATACATGCACATGATTATACTGCCAAGTAGGAACTTGCCAATCAAAATTAAAATCATCAACAACTACAGCATCGCCATCGACTATATAAAACATAGGTGTATCACATGCTTTTGCTGCTTCAATATGTGCTTGATGTATTCCTTTAACTCCGTGTACTCTATGTATTACTCTGTCTGGAAATCTAGTTTTTAGATTTTCAAAATTTTCATTTGCATTTGGTTCTTGGTAACTAATAAACACTATATCATACAGTTTAGGCATACTAGCTAAAGTATCATATTCTTTTTTGTTAGCAATAAATCTAAATAACCATTCACGTCTGCTAATTTTAGCATGTTTACTACAAAGTATAACTCCGTCGTGGAATTTGCCGTTTAAAAAAACATGATTTATTTTTCTATCAAAAGTATTGTCATGTGTAAAGTAGTGATCAAAGTTAAAATCATTAGATACAATAACATTAGACGGAACAACATAAAACATTTCTGTACTACTTGTTTTTAATGCCAACAAATAATCATCATATGTATCAATATTAAAAACGTCATATTGCGCAGGACCACTAGCTACTGTTTTATGTTCAATTTTATTAACTATAAACCTGTGTTCAATTTCTTTTTTTGATAATTCAGCTTTTTTACTACAAAGGAATAGGCCATTATATAACTCTTTGTCATTAACTTGATGCACAAATGCATGATTTTGCGAAAGTAGCTGTACTTCGCGATGTGGAATATAATAGTTGTTAACAAACTCTGTATTAATGCTGATATTAGCGGTACTCATCCAAAACATATCTGTCTTGCTAGTTTCTAATGCAGACAGATAATCTGCATATGTATCAATATTAAAAACGTCATACGCACAAGGACTACTTGCTTGTATATCAACTTCTTTTTTATTAACAAAAAATCGATGTTGCAACTCTTTAACTGACACCTCCGAAGATTTTGGTATTAGACAAACTCCATCATAATATTCATTGTTTTTAAATACATGTACATACTCTGTGCTCCATGCATCTGGCTCGTAATCAAAGTTAAAGTCATTGTTTATTATAATGTCAGGCCAGACTACCCAAAACATCTTAGTAATACAAATACGCTTTGCATCATCTAATGTGCTTGCATGTTTTAAAAAAGGAAATCGTTGTTTTGCAGACTTCCACTGTTTGTTTTTTTCGCCAATAAAGATTATATCATACATACAGTAGTTATAACATATTTTAATCAACAAGTCAAGAACAGAATGTGATAAATACTAGAGAAGAGGAACCAACAAACATGACCGATTTTATACCAGGTGAAGCATACCGACTAGATATTATTACAGCAGACGAGACAGTGATTGTCGACAGCTGGCAGGGACAGATTAAAGCAAGTGTTGTTGATATCAATGGTATTATACTAGTCGATGTTGATACTGGAAACTTATACGGTACGTTAGTTGGTACAATTGAAGACGCTAACGGCAATACTGTTTTATCCTCAACAGGTGATCTAACTGGTAGTGTTACTGGTAGTGTATACGACAACGACGGTGCTTTAGCATTTGATGGCGAAAACGGAACGGTTATTGCTAATGTTGTTGGCAATGTTGTAGATAGCGAAGGCGATATTATTGTTAATACCGGAGCAAAATCTATTACTGCTAATAGTATTACAGGTGATTTTTATGGCAACCTAACAGGTAGCATCACAGCAGATAGTGTAATATACGGTACATTTAATGGCGATTTTAACGGTACAAGTTATGGAGACTTTTTTGGAGATACTACAGGTACACACACAGGCGATGTAGTAGGTGATGTAGTAGGTGATGTAACAGGCAATGTCACAGGCAATCTTACTGGCGAACTACTTGCTATCCAGCCAGGCGATGATATTGCTACACGTCTTACCGGACATAACAACACTGGCGGATACAATCAGTGGGAGTTTTACGGTGGACTTGCACACCCAGTGTATCCTGCAGAAGATGCTGTTGCACGTGGTCCTATAGTAAATATTGGTGCAACTAGAGCCGACACAGAAGTAAGAGCCAACTTAAATCATTATGATGGCACGCCAGTGATGAGATTGTCGTTGGAGAGTTTGCCGACTTACAAAGCTGATTTTATGGGAAGACTTATTGGAGCAGTTGCATACGACACACAAGGCGATGATGGTATTACTAATATTATATCTGGAGAAAGCAATGGTACACGTATTAGTGGCATAAATGATAAGATAAATATTGGTGGTGAAAATGACGAAGTAAATATCATTGCCGATAGTCTAACTATACAAACGGATTCAATAGACTCGCTTTCGCATAGAGGATCAAATAATAACAAAACATCTCTACTAAACAATGACGAACTTTTAAGTATTGAAAGTTGGGGTTACAACGGAACTGAATACAAACGAGGCGGAATGTTTGGATTTAAAGTTGACGGCACACCTGATGCAAACGGAAATACCATACCAACAGGGTTTGGTGTTCAGCTGAGTACATCTACTAGTACACACGTTACAAATATAGCAAACAGACTAGAGTTTAATAACAAAGGTGTATTAGAAGTTCCAATATTTAAAGCAAGAGGCACCACATTTGCCGACAGAGATAGTATGATAGCAGAAGCAGGCATGATATTATTTAATACTAGCAACAACAAGTTTCAAGGATACAACGGAACTTCTTGGGTTGACTTAGGTTAAAATATATGTTATAGTTAAAAAAAGATCATAGGAGCACAAGTGCGGATTTTTATTAACGGCGAACAAATATCTCAACAATGGATCAGCGACTATACGTTAAGTAACACTGTAGATTGCTACAGTGACAAGCCAGACTGGGAACAAAATGTATTAAAACTGTTGCACAACTGGCATTCACAAAGTGGGTATAGCTATGGACATAGAGGTGATAAGTTTGTTAATCTCAGTACCAGTGGCACCACTGGATTTCCACAACAAATTGGACACACTAAAGAAACTATAGAACAAGTTGTAAATGCAAATATCAAAACATTAGGGTTAGATAAAAATAGTAAAATATTAAGTTACTATTCACCTCGTGGTATTGCGTTTAGTGTGCTAAGTGTGTATCTTGCATTGAAACTAGATTGCGAACTATACATTGAAACATTCAAAGGCATTGACTATATAAATCGTGTACACGAAATACGTCCAACACACACATTGTTATTGCCTAATGTTTGGAAAACATTATACACACACGACAAATGGAAAACACTAGATTATAGTAGTTTACAAACTGTTATTACAGGTAGTGACTTTACACCAATAGGAATGTTAGACGAACTACGTGAACACAATCCAGGTAAAGTATACAATGTATATGGCAGTACTGAAGTGCCTCCTATAGTATTGTACAGTGAAGAAGAAAACACATACACAATAGACAGTATTGTTCCTGGAGCAGAAGTAGATATTGTAAATGGACAGATTGCTTGTAAATGGAGCAGTCAGCCCGATATATGGATTAGTGGAGATTGTGTAGACGGCGATAGAAATTGTTTTACATTACACGGGCGTAAGCACAACATGTTCAAACAAAATACTGTTAGAGTATATCCTGAACAAATCGAAAAAGCAGCAGTTGCAGCAGGAGCAGAACTTGCACTGTGTCAACAAGTAAGCAATCAATGTGTGCTACACTATACAGGTAATATAAAAGATATGAAGTTATTCAACGACACTTACAAATATATTCCAAGATTTAGACTACGGGCAGTAGATCATATTGCAGTAGACAACAATCTTAAAAAGATTATAAGGACACAAACATTTTGAGAATAATAGTTTTAGGTGCCGGAACAGCTGGTGCGATTGCTGCAGGTATCATAAAAAAACGCAGACCTGATATTGAAGTTTTACAAATTCACAGTGAACAAGTTGGTATTATCGGAGTCGGCGAAAGTGTTACTCCTTATTTAAATCATGCATTCCACGAACTTGGTATGGTTGAAAAAGATTGGATGACTGCAACTGGTAGTATGTACAAACTAGGAAACAAGTTTGAAGGATGGACAGACGAAGATCATTACTTTGCATTTACATACAACAAGCCTATTGATAAACTTATTAATAATAAACCTATAGACTGGAATGATATCAAAAGTATAAACGAAACTGATATTAGACTTACTGACGTATGGTGTGATTTGTACAATCAAGGAATGGTAAACAACTTTAGTGCAAGTTTTAATGATTTGCACAATTCATTAGTCGACAATACATTTGATTTTAAGTTACTTGATCGCACTTGTCTCAACTACAGTTATCATATTAATGCAGAAAAACTTGCACCTTACATAAGAAAAAATATTAATAATAAACTTGGTGTAATAGAAATAGAAGGTAAAGTTGTCAAAGTTAATACCAACGACAACGGTGTACACAGTGTTGAGATGGAAAACGGAGAAGTATATACGTCTGATTACTGGTTTGATTGCAGTGGATTTAATAGATTACTAATCAACGAACTTGACAATAGCTTTCATACATACGACTATTGTAAAGCAAATAGTGCAGTAGTAATGCCAATAGAATATACTTCGCAAGACCAACTAACAAATCATACTAGAACTATTTGGTTAGAACAAGGATGGCAGTTTAAAATAGGATTAACCGAACGTATCGGAACTGGTATTATTTACAGTGATGAATATTTTAGCGATGAAGAAATAAAACAACTATTGTTAGAAAAAGAAAATCATAAAAACATCCGGCCACCAAAAATACTAAAATGGACGCCTGGTAGAATGGTCAATCCTGCTATAGATAATGTGTTTAGTATAGGAATGGCAGCAGGATTCTGCGAGCCAATGGAAGCAAATGCGTTATACATTACAATGGCAACTATTAAAAGAGCATTACACAGTATTAACCAAGACGAAAATAGAAATACATTTAACAAAGTTATCAATCATACACTAGACGATACTGCATTTTTTATTGCCGCACATTATACACTTTGTGAAAAAGGTAATAACGCATACTGGAATGATATGCGTGAAATAGGTATAAAACAAAATCACAAGCAACTATTACTGGAAAAGTACAACGATGTAAAAAATAATATGGAAAGTGCTGTAAATCATTATACAATGTATCCAGATTACATGTGGATGGAACTAGCATCGGCATGGTGTAAAGACATTAGTACTTGGAGTAAAAATACAGATCCTAGACTACAGCAGCAAGTTTTAGAATATTTTAGAAAATCAAAAAGTATCACAACCAATCAATATCCAGAAGAAATGAGGAAGTTTCATAATGTATAGATTTGAAATATACAACGGCACACAAGATTTAACACAATGGTATAAGGATGCCGAAGAAAAAGGTTACTATAATAATAGCAACAAAGAGATGCTTGTTGACTGGGTTGAAAAACATGAAGACGCAACACTGTTTTTGTTGTACTACAATGAACATATTGTAGGCAATAGTGTTGTTCATAGTTTAAAAGAGCTGGGAATACTTGGTAAAAATGCATATCGCATTGGCGCAAGAACTTGTTTGATTAGAGACAGAATTGACGGTGGCAGAGTTTATGCTCCAGCTAATGGCCCAGTAAATCATCATACTGTGCAAATGTTACTTCCTATATGTATCGAACATGTAGGAAGAGACAAGCCTGTGTATATTAGTACACACGAAGGCGGAGTGGGAAGTCAAGACCGTGTACACAAAGTGTGGACATATTTTACAAACAAACTAGGCATCACCGGTGACAGCATTGATTTAGAATACAAAGGTGCATTCCAAACTTTTAGACGGATTGATGTTGATAGGATGTATGATTTACTAAAAGAAGCAAGATGGCCCGAGGCAGAGCAAGCTATTCCACTGTTTAGTTAAACGTATTTCTTACAAAGTTCAAAAAAGTCTGACATCTCTGGAAAAACTTGTTCATGATCTACATTACGTCTACGACCTTGCTCTTCAAAGAAGTTGTGAAAATCTCTACGTCCTTGAATAACTTTATCTAATGGATATTCAGTAGACTCCATGTAATCAACAACACGTCTAAACTTTTCATACTCAATAGTACTAAACGCATCTTTGCGATTATCATCTGTATTCTCTTTGATAAACTGCAAATGATCATGCATATAACTCATGTAGTTTTTAGGCAGGATATTAATATCGTACTGCAACGGTTCTTTCAAATGCGGTGTGTCAAATCCTAATCGTTGCCATCTGTGCGTTTCTACATCATTATATTTTTTGCGCCATTCAAGAATCTTTTCAAGCAATGTACGGAATGTAGTGACACTGAAGATGTTAAATGTAATCATAATAACCATCGGTGCTTCGCAGTTGCGCATAAAATAATCCAAGTTGCGTTCAAACACTTCAATGTCTAATCCATCACGAATATACTCAGCACGTTTTCCCCAAGTATCAATACTTGTAAACATTTTAAAACGTCTAATCTTGTTGTTTGTCAACAAGTCATTCACACGGTTTGTAAACTTTTCTAACTGTTTTGGTTTGCCGCCTAAGTTGCTGTTGCAGTTTAGTTCTAAATCTGGTTTAGGGTCTGCATCCAGCATATCAAATAGTTTATATGTGCTCTGCTGTATTGTAGGCTCGCCGCCTGTAATGCGTAAAATATGTAAGTCTTTACTTAACTCTGGCCACCACTTCCAAAATGCATCTAAATACGGATTGTTTTGTTCTTCAAATATTTCAAACCAGTCAATATCACATCTGTGATTCTTTACGTTTGTGTAAGGCCCGTGTTGCTTGATCTCTTGATGATATCTGCTGCTGGCTTTTGGATGACAATATCCACAGCGGAAGTTACATTCATTACCAAACGAGACTTCCAAGTATTCAGGATTAACATCAAACTCTGCGCCACCTTCTTTAACAGCCTTTAAGCGTTCTTTAAAGAAGATAGTTTGGTTGCGTTGTTTTCTATCGCTAACATAATCTTTGCCCATTGCTTCAATCTTCCAGCAATAGTTACATCCGCTAGGTTGCTCGCCTTTCATCATAGCAGCACGTTCTGCTTTTTTCTGTACTGTATTATGAATAGCACTCGGATTAGTTAGAAGTGGCGCTGCATCAATCTTGTGCGGTGCAGGATGATAACAACTGTGTGTTTCGCCTGTTTGAAAATATATATTAGCATGGTACCATTTAGCAAAACAAAACGTAGGAGAAATCTCTTGCGTTATTTTGTCAATACGTTTGATTTCTTCGCTTTCACTGCGTTCCATTATTGTTCTCTATCTAAAAATTGTTTGCTGTTATCTCTTATTGGATTTTGGTACACTGTTTTGAAGAACTTACTTCCGCCTGCATCAAAGGGAGTGACACCAATTGGAATATCAAGAGCGTTGATTAATTTGTCACCGTAATCTTCAGTTGCTTCTAACAAGTTTTCTTCGTCAACAGTAACTTCTAAATTTTTCCACATATTGTTTAGGTATTCAAAGTCGCGCACATTGATAAAATCCCAGTCTGTGAGCATTGTCATATACAACCCTTGACGAGCGCCATAGATACCCCACATGCCATTTTCTACATCAGCGCCAACCATAAGCCAGATATACAAACGATGCAAGTTTTTCCAATGATTTTTATGGAAGTCTTCTACACTAACACGCATACCTTGGTCCAGTGCCATTTTAACACCTTCTCTAAATCCAGCACGCCATGCTTGATGCGGTGTAGCATTATTCATGATAGTACTATATGTACCATTCATCTGAATATATTGTGTATCCCAACAAAAATCTACTTGTGCATGTGGGTTATTATCAGGCGCATTTTCGTGTGTACGCATGTTCAATACATGCTGTTTAGGCCAGCACTTGATCCCACCGTTACCGTATGTAAGATTATTAATAGTATTACGGGCTGTCCAACTAATCACTTTGTTTGTTAAGTCTGTGTTTTCATCAAAGTCCATTGCCTGTGTTAAAAACTTTTCATCGATGATGTTGTCGCCGTCAATGGTGATAAATCGATCTGTAGTTGATTTATTAGCTGCTGCCTTATGGGCACTATCACTGCCTTTTACACCATGTACACGTTCTGCCCACGGAACTTTCTTGCATAAATCTGCATAGTTTTGTTCTGCATTTGGCTCATCGTAGCTTAGATATATAATGTCACAATCTATAACTCTAAAAGTATTAGCCATTTATTTCCTCATAATGATATGTATCGAACCTACGCATAGTATATACGGAAACTTCCTCATTGTCAAACTCAAAATCATTTTCAAATGCAACTTCATCTGAATCAACAAATCTTATCAATCTGTATAGTACATTAGGATCATCTTTTTTGGTTATACTAAAATAATAGTTTGAAAGATTTATGTTAACGTTTTTGTCTTTGAGATCTAATAAAAAATCAGAGTCTGCAGATATTCTCCAAACATTTTTTGTATTATCTTTTGAAAGGATTATCTGCGGGTTGTCTGGAATAGTTGCAGAGATTTGATATAAAAAACTCCACATTAGTTTATCTTCATCGACCTGTGTTTGATTTTTAATATGATAAGTTTTATCAATAAAATCATATTCAACTTTATAGTCTAATAAACTCCAATGTCCTTCAATAAACTTTTTAACGTCTTCAAAATCGCATTCAATAAACTTGAATCTATCATCAGATTCTTTTGATATCTTATAGATGTTTCCGTCATCATCAAAACATACAAATCTTTTCATATTATATTCCCAAACACTTTTCGTATTTTTTCATTAGATTAATATTTAAGAAATCTTTTTCAGTGTAATGAAAAATACCCGACTGTTGATGATTTCCTATTTTTAGCCTCATGTCGCTATCAAAATAAACTCCAACTCTATCTTGCCAACGATATGCAAAGTTAACATCCCAGCCTTGTATCTTTGGTTTCATATGTGTAAATGTAGGATTTTTAACTTTGTTATTTGTAATCAAATGTTCTATATCCATTGTTTTACAAGCAATTGCTGCACTAACATCCATACTTGGTCGCAATGCAAACTTTTTGCCGGTGCCTGCTGATTTATAAAACTGTTCCCAGTTATTTGTTATCATTTCAAGCCAAGTATAAAATTCGTGTGCTAAATCTGATTTCTTAAACCAATGGAACCCGCTGTACAAGTTTGGAAGATTGTGTGTTTTAAATGCCTTGCGGTAATAGTTATCATCTACTAGTTCTCCGCGATATGTATAAACATTACTAGTATAAAACAGATCGTAGTTTCTTAAAAAATCAAACCAACTGCTAATATCTTCAAGTATTAACATATCTGTGTCTATTACCACAGTTTCATTATAAGGAATAGCATGATATATTTTCCAACGATTACTGATTTTCCAATCTTCGTCTTTGGCGTGATCTCCCCACGGTATTTCTACAATATGATCAAACAAATGTTTGTATTTTGTAGGCACACTTTCATTGGTAATAAGACAAATACTAACATCTTTGTTTGTAGCATGAATACTCATTGCTGCTAAACATGCTTGTCTAACATAATCAAAATCACTATTTTGTGCCAACATTGTAAAGTTATTGGTCAATAATTCTCTCCAAACTAAACTTGTTCATCACATGACAGTTACTGCCTTTGAGATTTACACCAGTATATTCTCCAAGTCTTCTATTTTTTTGTACTAATATTTTTATTTCATCGTCTTTGATATCAACAGCTACATCTTTATCTGTTGCATAAAACTTGGTACCTGGCAAACTTCCAACAAAGTTTCCTTTTTGATATCCATTCATAATATGTACTGCAATACTAAAAGCAAAATCGTTTCTATACACACTTGTTTTAAACTGATACATATTACGATAATGTATATAGTTTTCTTCAATATGTTTGATTAAGTTAAAGAATATTTTATTTTCTTCTGTTTTTCTAAAAAAGAAAACAGTAGCCCAATAAAAATCAATACTAGTATCACTTACTTTTTCAAACTCGGGTACTATTGTATGCATACCAATATGTGTAGCATCTTTGTATAGCAAAAGATCTTTTTGCTGTACAAAGCAATTATTTAATAAATCATTGCTAATAATATAATCAGTATCCATTACAATAGTAGAATCATAAGGAGTTAAATCATATGCTGATGCTCTATTTTTATTATTAAACTTTAATGTTTTATCACTAAAGTCACCATCGGCATATCGCTTGTTAGTACTATTTCTGTTCATATCATTGGAATGAATGACATAATCAAATACATCAACATCATTTGGATACATAGATTGAATATCTGTATCTGTAACAATCGAAGTGGGTAAATCCATATACTTGCTTATACGTTTAGCAAGGAAAATAGCTTGCTTTACATAATCAATCGATTTATTATTACTTGCAAATAACAGTACACCTTTTGTCATAGATCCATAATACTTTCAACTGTTCTATTTGTTTTTAGCTTGTTGTATTCTGTTAAGTATTTGTTTGTTGATTGCCAATACACATTTACAAGTTCATTAGCAAAATCTTGTAATGCTTCTATTTCAATGGGTATACTACTATCATCAACTAAAATTGTTTCAGTCTGATGTAGTGCTAATAAACTTTGACAAAAACTTATAAGATCTTTAGTTACCGAAAACTGGCCGCCATTAAAATAATAAACAAGATTCTCGTGGTACTGTTCTTTTAGCAATCTTTTTTGATTATTTAATGTAATCATATAGTTGCTAAAATCTAATGCTTTTTCTAAGCGTTCGTCCATAAATATCTCCTACTTGTAATAGTAGTATATATCCATTAGACTAGTTTGTCAAGTTAAAAATCGGAATCTTTTGTTCCAGTTGGTGTAGGCAATGCAATAGCATTGTACGTAGTGCTATCCCATACAAAATCACTGCTTGGAGTATAAGTGTATACTGTGCTGTTGATTGTTGCTGTAACACTTTCGTCTACAAGCTGGCCAGCTGGGCCGCCTGGTTCTGCTTGGCCACCTGTTCCTGTATCGCCGTCGTCTAGTTCTATTTTAAACTTTAGCTGTGTTGCAGTATTAAATGATGTATTAGTACTTGCATAAATTCTAAAAAAGTTATCGTCATAAATCTGTGCTACAGGTACATCGCCAGGATTGCCGCCTGCTCTGCCGCCACCTTGTTTTTCAAAAATCTTTGTAGTTGGGGCGCCAGTTGCAATAGTTGCATTACTAAATCCAGTTCCTGTACCTGTTACAGAATCACAACGCCAGGTATTTTGATTTACTCTACCAAATCGTATCTGTCCAGCATCGTTTAATACTTGAGCCCAATCCCAATCTTTTGTGTATTGGGTTGCTGTTGTGCCGCCAGTAGCATTTGCTGCAAAACGTATTTCGCCGCCTGCTGCTAAAAAATACAAAAAGTTTTGATGAGATCCAAAGTTAACTGTAACTTCGTGTGATATAACTTTAACTGCGTCAGAGGATCCTCCAAAACTTGTAACACGAGAACTAGATGTACTTGCTCCTCCTGATGTTTCTAAAGGATTTGGACCGTCAAAACTACTAGTTGGAAAATCTGTTGCTGTATGATTAAATGCTAAAATAGTATTTGCAGTAGTAGTTAAGTCAGTAATATGCTGTTCAGCAATTTGATCAACACCTTGTTCAAACTCAGTAGGATCAATGTCAGTTGCTAGTGCGCCAGTTTGATGGACATGTGCAGCTTGTATATCTAACCACAAATCAAAATATTGTTGTTCGGTTACTGTGTCACTTACACCTGGAGTACTGCCGCCGGCAACTATACTACTACTA